ATAGCTGTTTAAGTGATTATCACTATCAACAACTTCATTATTTAGCTTCGGTTTAGGTGTTATGTTGCCAGTCCAAATATTAAATATATGTTGAACTGCTTTCGACCTGCTCATCGGCACGTCAAAACCTTTTTGTGCTACCTTTGTTATTTGTTCGTAAGTGTCTAAAGGTATCGCAATACTTTTATATTTAGTTACATCAGTCATATTAAATCCTTTATTTGATTAAAGACTTTGTTGTGTGTGAAAATGTAACCACCTTTTTTTAAGGTTAGACGAATTGTCTCTACAATAAAAAAAGAGTTTATGTCTGGTGAGCTTACTATCTCTGTTTTATTTGCCATATTATGTCCTTGCAGTTAATGTTTGCGAACTGCACAGTCAGGTAAGAAAGATAGAAGAACCCAACTGTGCGTTCTAAAAAACAATTTCTTATTTGAGTGAGAAAGATGCGGAAAAGAACTCAAATAATATTTTTATTTTCTGCTGGTATATTTGGCAGTGAAAGTGTTTGCTTTCAATGGGTGTAAGAAATATGTTTTGTCCATTTTAAAAAGGACTTTTTACCACCATCTAGGTAGCAACATAAAGTCATAGTAAAACTTATTTAGATAAATCAATATGTAATTGCGGTTATGGTGAAATAAATTCCTACATAAAAAGAAACTTTTACCACCTCGTAGGTAGCAACATTAAATAATACTGTATTGATGCAAAATCAGGTCGGGTTAATTTTGATTATTAAAAATAACTTAACCCGTTGGTGTTTGTTACAATCTACCAATTCTTAAAACAGAAGGTATTTCTATTGAATTTCTTCTACAGAATTTTCTATAATCTATAATTGATTGTTTAATAAAATTACAAAAGTTACTATACTTTTTATATTTTTCTATTCCATAATTTACACACCAATTCTTATAAAATTCAGAGTAATAAAAATTTTTAAGAGTATATTTTGATAATCCTTCTAATTGTCTTTTTCTCCAGTGAATTAATTTAAGTGCTTGATTTTGTGCAAGGTGTACTGCCCACTGACTAACCAAAACATAATTTGGTTGAGCTGTATTTACAGTATCATCAAGGTAATTATCTAAATTTCTAGATAGATGTTTAGTTCTATATTCTTTTGTAGCAAACATTCTTTCAAAACAATATTGAACCATTTCATTAGGAGTTATTCCAAATCTTTTTAACCACATACCTGCTTGAAGTGGTGTCGTTGCATAAATTATTCCACTTATCCTTCTGTCTTTTTTATAATTTTTAACTAAATCGTATGGATTAGTTATGTTCAGTTGTTTCATTAATAATTTTAATTGGCCATTAATAAATTCAGTGCGTTCATTGTAACCAAGTTTAGCCCATCTTGAATATTTACCACGAGTTGGATTTCTTACTGACCTACTTAACCTTCCTATTTTTTGAAAATCTTCATCTAACAATCCACCACCAAGTAAAGTTTCTTTATTAGAATAAGGCGGTGTAAAATCTTTGTATTGTCCATACATATTTAAAAAAGAAAATGGACTAATCTTTAATACTTTATTTAAAGTATCTTTAACTTCATTTATTTTAGTTGTTGTAACTACAGTATTAGTATTTGTATTTGTATCAGCTAAAGCACCTTTACGAATTTTATATTCACCAGTAATAACAGCTTCGTTCTTACCTTCAGGTATAACTATTTTTAAATCTGGTTCTTTGCTTTCTTTTATCTTTTTACTCATTCCAAATATTACCTTTCTTGCTAATCCATTCTGTTGGTTTCAATATAGAAACTCTTTCACACACTAAAGCGACTGAATTTGCACCAGCTCGGTCAAATACTTTGTTATTAATGGCACCTTGTATAATGCAATTATTATAAAAACTTTTTGAATTAAATGTTTTAGTTTCTAATTCTTTGTAAATTAATGAAGCTAATAAAATGAATATTACAAAGATATACCAATACTTTTTAAATATTTTACTCATTAGTATTCTCCTCATCGCTAAACAATAAATGAGCTAACTTCTTCCTTACCAATACAGCATTACCAAGTATATTAAAACCACCACTTCTATAGAATTGTTGCCATTCTAATTTAGGTAATTTCATTATGTTTGGTTCTGGTTCTAATGACCAACGATAAATAACTGTGGCCTTCTCATTGATTGGCATTGCTAGTCTTATTGCGTCTTCATTAACAAGCAATACATCACCTGTTTTAAGTCTAACTTCTTGAACATAACCGCCTAAAAATCCTAGTTGGTTTAGTTCTTCACAGATTACTAGCTGTGGTTCTGAATATTTACTTGCAGTCATACAGTCCTTTATAATGTTTGATTGTCCTAATATCTAAAGGTGCAACCAATCAAAACAGATAATGAAACACATAAGAGCAAATAAAAAATTTTCAATTAAAATTAGAAAAGAATTTATTCTTGCACAGAATATCAAGCAAAATGAGTAGCACTATTCAGTAAGACTACCGCTATTTATTGGTAATGCTTATTAATTTACAGTTTTACTGCAAACATATTTGCATTACAGGCAGAGTGTACCCCTATATATTTTTGACGGCAGAGGGGGTAAATATTTTTTTCCGCCTATGCGTGAGCTTGTCAGATTTTTTTGCCAAATTATTTTTCAGGATAAAACAATAGCTCATTAAACTTATCAGCTAATGAATAGTCCACTGCATATTCTAGGAAGCTATTAATGTTTTTAAGTATAAACTCTCTACCTTCAAAACAGTCTTGCTCATTAGATTTGGGTATTACATCTGTATAAATGTCTTTTGCTAATGATTTTACCTTAATTTTAAACTCATCAGTATTAGATAATTTTGGTTGTTTATTAACTAATGCTTTAAGGTATATGACTTGTTCGTTCATTTTTGACTTTATGTTAGGTTAGTTCCAGTAAGCTCCCAGTAGCTTCCTGTAAATTTCAGAGAGTTCCTGTTGGTATATACTTTAGTTAGAAACTATAGATTTACTATAGTTGTTCTATAAGAAGTACTTACATCTACTTCTTTTAGTTATAATACTATAGAAGGACTATAGTTCGTACTATAGTTTAACTATAGATTTACTATAGTTGTACTATAGTAAAAAATTAATATTAAAAATTAAGATTAAGCTGAAGCTGTAACTTCAATCAGAAACTTCTTAAAAAAGGTACTATAGTGCAATTCTAGACCTATAATTTTAAATGAGTATAGGGTCTTGTAGTGTCTTTAAAGGTGTGTGTTTTTTAATTGATAGGTTGCACTTTAGGAACAAACATAGCAAAAAAGTTTGCATTAGAAGCACGGAGAGCTATCAAGTTGTCCTCTAGACCTACCTCTGTACCCCTCTTTTTCCTATATTTTCCTTGTATTGTTCTAATTAAGTATAAAAATTATATTTAAAAATTAAGTGTAAAATTAATACTTAATCCAACTACTATTGTGAGAGTTATCACCCCAGTATTTATCTAACTGTATTCTAAAGTCTTCCTCTTTTTTCTGTTGAAAAGCTAAATCTTGGTCTTTTGCTAATTGTTGTAACCAATAATGACAAGACATCTGCAAAGCATCTATTCTATCATCTACTGTCAAGTTGTTCACTCCAACTTGTAATCTACTAATTTGGTAAAATAATTGATACTTCAATGCTTGTTCAGGAGAATACAAATCATTCGTAGTCTCATAATCTTTTCTAATAACATTAATATCTACAATTATTCTATGTTGAGACATTAGGGGTTCTAATGTATCTAAAATTCTTCTGTGCTTGTTTGTTGTCTGTCTAATTAATTCAGTAGAACAAGGATATTCTTTTACTAAATAAGGTCGAAGTAATGCTTCAAACATTCCTTGACCAAAGTTATCTTCAATTAAAATCTTATTAACTTTATTCTTTTTAGCGACTTGTGTTAGTTTATCTAAAACATAATCAGTGTAACCTGCATTAAATCCACCAACATCAATTAAATAAATATTTCCATTTAGAAATTTAGTAACCGCATAGGCAGTTTCATCTTTACCTTTACCTGAAGGGTCAATACTCATCACACAACCTGTGTAATCAATCCAATCTCCTTGAACTTGCATTGGTCTATAAAAACCATCACCTTGCAAACCTACACAAGGAATATCATTATATTTTAATTCAGGAGAAGAAGCCCAGATAACTTTCTGTGGAGCTTTCTCTTGGTTTAAAGTCATCACTGCAAAGTCTGATAACTTCAATGGATATTTATTTAAGTCAGAAAGAGTTGTGTCTAATTGAAATTGTAAATTAAAACCAAGTCTTCCATAACTTGCTTCTCTTTCTAATAAATCTTGTTCATCAAATCTTGATGGGTCAGTTGCTTTACCAACCATATCAGAGTTCCAAGTATTAGAAATAATTGGAGCTAGATTAGAACCATAAGATTTAAATTGTGTTTCATTTGGGTATCTAGCACACCAGTATCTTATTTTATAACCTCTTTCTTGAAGTTTATTATAAATACTAAATTCGTTCTGTGGTGTTCCTAAAAATATAATTCTAGA